GGGGCCGAGCATCAGCTGGTGATCAGCGTCATCACGGATGCGACCGGGTTCCTGTCCATCAAGACCATCGCTGCCGACATCTCGGACGCGCTGGTTGGTGCGCCGCTGGTGCTGAGCCGGGGGCAACTGACCAGCCTTTTCTTCCTGCGCGCCTCGGCCCGGCGGATCGAAGAGGGCGAGACGCGCCGGATCGACCTGACCTTCCGGGCGCGGGTTCAGCTTTAGCTGGGGTGCCCCCCCACCCCCATCCCCTCCCCACGAGGGGGAGGGGGGCCGCCAGATGGCGAATGATCATTCATATTCGGATGGAGAACGAACATGGCTGTGCAAAGCGGCAAGGATCTCTTGATCAAGATCGACCAGACGGGGGACGGGCAGTTCGTCACCATCGCGGGCCTCAGGGCGACGCGGATCAGCTTCAACACGGAAGCGGTGGATGTCACCAGCCTGGAAAGCGAGGGCGGCTGGCGCGAGCTTCTGGCCGGGGCAGGGGTGAAGTCGGCCTCGATCTCCGGCTCGGGCGTGTTCCGTGACGAGGCGACGGACGAGCGCGCAAGGGCGGTCTTCTTCAACGGCGAGATCCCGGATTTCCAGGTGGTGATCCCGAGCTTTGGCGTGATCGAGGGGCCGTTCCAGATCAGCTCGATCGAATATGCGGGAAGCCACAATGACGAGGCGAGCTACGAGATCGCGATGGCCTCGGCCGGCGCCCTGAGTTTCACGGCGCTTTGATGGCGAACCCCTGGGCGGGCGAGGTGGCGATCTGGCTGGACGGCCAGCGCCATGTGGCGAAGCTGACGCTGGGTGCGCTGGCCGAGCTTGAGGAGGCGCTGGAGACGGGGTCGCTGATCGACCTCGTGGAGCGGTTCGAGGCGCGGAAGTTCACCACGCGGGACGTGCTGGCGCTGGTGGTGGCGGGGCTTCGCGGCGGCGGCTGGCAAGGGACGGCGGCGGACCTGTTGCAGGTCGAGATCGGGGGCGGGCCGGTTGGCGCGGCGCGGGCGGCGGCCGAGCTTCTGGCGCGGGCCTTCGCGCTGCCGGAGGCGCCATGACGGGAACCGGGATCGACTGGCGCGGGCTGATGCAGGCGGGCCTCCATGGGTTGGGCCTGGAGCCGGCGGTCTTCTGGCGCCTGACGCCCGTCGAACTGCGGATCATGCTGGGGCGGGAACAGAGCGTTCCGCCCCTGACGCGCGCGCGGCTGGCCGAACTGGCCGCCGCGTTTCCCGATGCAAGGAAGGACCTGGGCAATGGCGGATATCGGAACGATGCAGGAGCAGCTTCAGGCGCTGGAGGCGCAGCTGGGGTCTTCGGTGTCGATGGTGGCGACGTTTGATGGCGAACTGGCGCGGATGCGGGAGACCATGGTCTTTACGGGGCGCGAGGTGAACACGCTTTCAGGCGGGATCGGCGGGGGCTTGCGGAAGGCTTTCGACGGGCTGGTGTTCGATGGGATGAAGCTGAACGATGCCCTGAAGTCGGTCGCGAAGACGATCACCGACACGGTCTATTCGATCGCGATGCGGCCGGTGACAGGGGCGCTGGGCGGGCTGGTCTCTGCCGGGCTTGGGTCGGCGCTGGGGGCGGGCATGCCCTTTGCGGCAGGTGGTGCCTTCAGCCAGGGCCGGGTCCTGCCCTTTGCCAAGGGCGGGGTCGTGGCCGGCCCGACCAGCTTTCCGATGCGGGGCGGCCAGGGGTTGATGGGCGAGGCGGGGCCAGAGGCGATCATGCCGCTTGCCCGCGGGCCGGATGGTCGGCTGGGGGTCCGCTCGGCGGGCGGGCGCCCGGTGACGGTGGTGATGAATATCTCGACCCCCGATGTGCAGGGGTTTCAGCGCAGCCAGACCCAGGTTGCGGCCCAGGTTGGCCGGGCGCTTGCCCGCGGCCAGCGGAACCGGTGAGGACAGAAGATGGCATTTCATGATGTCCGGTTTCCGGTGAGTCTAAGTTTCGGGGCGCTGGGCGGACCCGAGCGGCGCACCGACATCGTCACCCTGTCCAACGGGTTCGAGGAACGGAACACGCCCTGGGCCCATTCGCGCCGCCGCTATGACGCCGGCCTGGGCCTTCGGTCGCTTGACGACGTCGAGATGGTGATCGCCTTCTTCGAAGCGCGGAGCGGTCAGTTGCACGGGTTTCTCTGGAAGGACTGGTCCGACTTCAAATCCTGCCCGCCATCGGCAACGCCGGGCGCGGAGGACCAGCTGATCGGCACGGGCGACGGCACGCAGACGGTCTTCCAGTTGCAGAAGTGGTACCGGTCGGGCCTGCAGTCCTATGCCCGTCCGATCCGCAAGCCGGTGCTGGGCACGGTCCGGATCGCCATCGAGGGCGACGCGAAGGTCGAGGGGGTGGAGTTCACCGTCTCGGTCACGACAGGGGAGGTGACGTTCATCCTGCCGCCGGAGGCCGGAACGCGGATCACCGCCGGCTTCGAGTTCGACGTGCCGGTTCGCTTTGACACCGACCAGATCCAGACCTCGGTCGCGTCGTTCAACGCCGGTGACGTGCCGAAAGTGCCTGTCGTGGAGGTGCGCCTATGAGCAGTGCCGCGCTTTACGCGCATCTGGCTACCGGTGCCACGACCCTGTGCCGAGTCTGGATCCTGACCCGCAAGGATGGGGTCGTGATGGGGTTCACTGATCACGATCGCGACCTTTCCGTCGAGGGCATCACATGTCGGGCGGGTGCCGGGCTCTCGGCCCGGGCGCTGCAGCAGACCACCGGGCTGTCGGTCGACAATTCCGAGGCGGTCGGTGCCCTGAGTGATGCGTCGATCACCGAGGCGGACATCCAGGCCGGGCGCTTCGACGGCGCAGCGGTAAATGTCTACCTCGTCAACTGGTCTGCACCGGATGAGCGGATCGTCGAGTTCCGTGGCTTTCTGGGGGAGATCACCAGATCCGGTGGCGCGTTCCGGGCAGAGCTGCGCGGGTTGACGGAGCTTCTGAACCAGCCGCAGGGGCATGCGTTCCAGGCGGGATGTTCGGCCGTGCTTGGGGACCGGCGCTGCAAGTTCGACACCGGCGCTTCAGGCTTCTTCGTCGAGATTGCGCTTGAAGCGGTGACCGATGGGCGTGTGTTCGGTTTCGCCGGATTTCCATCCTTCACTGACCGCTGGTTTCAGCACGGACGGTTCGAAGTTCGGAGCGGCGAGGCTGTCGGCCTGGTCGGCGTCGTCAAGATCGACCGGGTGGAAGGTGCGGGCCGGCGGATCGAGCTTTGGCAGTCGATCACGGCAAATCTGGTGGCCGGAGACCTGATCCGGATCACCGCCGGCTGTGACAAGAGCGCTGCGACCTGCCGTACGAAGTTCGGTAACTTTCTGAATTTCAGGGGTTTCCCCCATATTCCTGGAGAGGATTGGCTGGCGTCCTATCCGGGGCAGGATCGACCGAATGCTGGAGGCTCGCGCTTTTCTGGGGTCGACCTTTGATCGGCGGCCTGGTCGTTTCCGAGGCACGCAGCTGGATCGGCACGCCCTATCTGCACCAGGCTTCGGTCAAAGGGGCGGGGACCGACTGTCTTGGTCTGTTGCGGGGTGTCTGGCGTTCGGTCCTTGGCGAAGAACCCGAAGCGGTGCCGCCCTATACGGATGATTGGGCGGAGCCGTCGGGCGCTGAGGTGCTGCTGCGGGCCGCCGACCGATGGCTTGCCCGAAAGGACGTGTCCGATGCCGCAGTTGGGGACGTCCTTCTTTTCCGCATGCGGCACGGGTCTATCGCCAAGCATCTTGGCATCCAGTCCGTGATCGGCGAGGGCGCGTCTTTCGTGCACGCCTACACCGGTCATGGTGTCGTCGAAAGCGCGCTTTCGCACCCCTGGCAGCGCCGGATCGCGGCGCGCTTTTCCTTTCCCGATGGAGCCAAGTGAATGGCGACTCTTGTCCTTTCCGCAGCCGGTGCTGCCCTTGGCGCCGGGTTTGGCGGCACGATCCTTGGCCTGTCGGGCGCGGTGATCGGGCGAGCCATCGGGGCGACGCTGGGCCGTGCCATCGACCAGAGGCTTCTGGGGGCCGGATCGGACCCGGTGGACGTCGGCCGGGTTGATCGGCTGCGTCTGACGGCGGCAGGCGAAGGCGCGCCGATCGGGCAGGTCTGGGGCCGGATGCGTATTGGCGGGCAAGTGATCTGGGCGACCGAGTTCAGGGAATCGGTCCAGAGTCGACGGTCGGGAAAGGGCTCTCCACGGCCGAAGGTCAACGAGTTCAGCTATTCCGTCAGCATGGCGGTCGCGCTTTGCGAGGGCGAGATCCTGCGGGTCGGTCGCATATGGGCCGACGGAAACGAGATCTCGCCGCGCAGCCTGAACATGCGCGTCTACACTGGCAGCGAAACCCAGTTGCCGGACGCGAAGATCCAGGCTGTGGAAGGAGCGGGCAATGCGCCTGCCTACCGGGGGCTGGCCTATGTCGTGATCGAGGATCTGCAACTTGCGCCTTACGGGAACCGGGTGCCCCAGTTCAGCTTCGAGGTCTTCCGTGCCGCGCAGGGACCGGCGGTCGATCCTGCCGAGACGCTCTCGTCCGCGATCCAGGCCGTCGCGCTGATCCCTGGCACCGGGGAGTACGGGTTGGCGACGACACCGGTCAGTTTTCGCTTCAGCCTGGCGCGGTCCCGCCAGACCAACATGCATTCGCCCTCGGGCCTTACCGATTTCGCGACAAGCCTGTTGCATCTTGACGAAGAACTGCCGTCGGTCAGGTCCGTCTCACTTGTCGTGTCGTGGTTTGGCGGCGACCTGCGCTGTGGGAGCTGCGATATCGAGCCGAAGGTCGAACAGAAGCGGTTTGACGGACGGGGCATGCCCTGGCGGGCCGGCGGAAAGGGCCGCAGCGCGGTGCGTGAGGTGCCAAAGGTCGGCGGCGCATCGATCTATGGCGGAACACCGGCTGATGCATCGGTCATCCAGGCAATCCAGGCAATCCGCGCCTCGGGCAAGGAGGTGATGTTCTACCCCTTCATCCTGATGGACCAGCTGGATGGGAACACTCTGCCCGACCCATGGACGGGCGAAACGGGCCAGCCAAAGCTGCCATGGCGCGGTCGCATTACGTTGTCGTCTGCGCCTGGACAACCGGGAAGCCCGGATCGGACGGCCGAGGCCGCTGCCGAGGTCGCGGATTTCTTCGGGACAGCGGTTCCCGCGCATTTCTCGGCAAGCGGAACCGCGATCTCGTATTCCGGTCCGAATACATGGGGTTATCGTCGGTTCATCCTGCATTACGCGAAGTTGTGTGCCGTGGCGGGTGGTGTTGACGCGTTCTGCATAGGCTCGGAAATGCGGTCGTTGACCCAGATCCGGGGCGCTGGTGACAGCTTTCCGGCGGTCGAGGCACTCAAGGCGCTTGCCGCCGATGTGCGATCGATCCTCGGGCCGGATACCAAGATCAGTTACGCCGCCGACTGGTCCGAGTATTTCGGTTACCAGGCCGATGGCAATCGCTACTTCCACCTCGATCCCCTGTGGGCGGACAGCAACATCGATTTCATCGGGATCGACAACTACATGCCGCTTTCCGATTGGCGGGATGGCGAAGACCATGCGGATGCGGGCTGGGGGTCAATCTACAATCTTGACTACCTGAGGGCCAACATCGCGGGCGGTGAAGGCTTCGACTGGTACTATGACGACCCCGAGGCTGCCGCGGCCCAGCGCCGGTTGCCGATCGAGGACGGAGCGTTTCAGGAGCCTTGGGTCTTTCGGTACAAGGATCTGAAGTCCTGGTGGTCGAACCCGCATCACGAACGGATCAACGGCATCAGGTCAAGCGCGGCGACCGACTGGGTGCCGGGTTCGAAGCCCTTCCGCTTCACCGAATACGGGGCCCCGGCGGTCGACAAGGGCACGAACCAGCCCAACAAGTTCATCGACGAGAAATCGTCGGAATCCGGTCTGCCAAGCTTTTCGAACGGTCGGCGGGATGACCTTATCCAGATGCAGTACCTGCTTGCCCAGACCTCCTACTGGGCGGATGCGGCGAACAATCCGATCTCGCCGATCTATGGCGAGGCGATGGTCGACATCGCTCGGTCACATGCGTGGGCCTGGGATGCGCGCCCGTTTCCGGAATTTCCGGGCCAGACGAGCGTCTGGAGCGATGGCGGGAATTACGCCCGCGGTCACTGGCTGAACGGACGCGCCACGAACCAGCCGCTGGCACAGGTGGTGCGGGAGATCTGTGAGCGGTCGGGCGTTCCGGAAGTCGACACCGGCAGACTTTACGGCCTGGTCCGCGGCTACCAGCAGGGCGAACTGACATCTGCCCGTGGAAGCCTGCAGCCTTTGTCACTGGCCTTCGGATTTGATGCGATCGAGCGTGACGGGACCCTTGGGTTCAGAAACCGGGATGGTCGTCTTGCTGCCGAGATCACCGATGACGTGCTTGCCGTGCAAGAGGGCAGCGACGGTCGCTTCGAAACCACGCGGTCCCCAGAGGTTGATACGGCCGGGCGGGTCAGGCTGGGCTTTGTCGAAGGTCAGTCGAGCTATGAAATCCGATCGACCGAAGTGGTGTTCCCCGATGAAGAAGCGCGCTCGGTGTCGCAGACCGATGTGCCCCTTGTTCTGACGAGGAACGAGGGCACCGCCATGGTCGAACGCTGGCTGGCCGAGGCACGGGTGGCCCGGGACGGCGCGAGATTTGCGTTGCCGAAGTCGCTTTTGAGGCTCGGGCCGGGCGATGTCGTGGGTTACAAGGGGCTCAGGTACCGGATCGATCGGGTTGAGCGCACCGAAGCCCAGTCACTTGAGGCTGTGCGTGTGGAAGCGGGAGTCTATCTGCCTTCTGACAGAACGACCGAGCGCATCGTCTCGCGGTCCTACGAGGCGCCGGGACCGGTGTTTCCGGTCATGCTGGACCTACCACTCCTGCAGGGAGACGAAGTGCCGCACGCACCCCATGTCGCGGTTGGCGGCGATCCCTGGCCGGGAACTGTCGGTTTGTGGTCCTCAAGCCAGGATGCAGGCTATGCGCTGAACCGCCTGATTGCGGCGCCAGCGGTCATCGGGTCGACCGAGTCTCCCCTGGCCCGCGTACGGCCTGGTGCCTGGGACCGCGGGGCACCTTTGCGCGTCGTTCTTTCGGGCGGCGAACTCTCCTCGGTCGATCCGGGCAGTGTGCTCAACGGGGCAAACGCCATGGCGATCGGGGATGGCAGCGCCGGGAACTGGGAAGTCTTCCAGTTCGCCGAGGCCCGATTGGTCGAGCCCGACACCTACGAACTCTCCCTTCGACTTCGGGGGCAGGCAGGTACCGATGGTCTGATGCCCGAGGAGTGGCCGCCGGGGAGCATCGTCGTGCTTCTGGACCAGACTGTTGGTCAGATCGACCTTCCCCTTTCGGCCCGGGGCCTGGCCCGGCACTACCGTTTCGGGGCGCTTGCGGGCGGCTTTGATGACCCGGACGTGGTGCTTCAGGTGGAAGCTTTCGATGGCGCAGGACTTCGGCCTTATCCGGTCGCGCATCTGCGGGCCAGGACGGCAATGAATGGCGATCTTTCCGTTTCCTGGATCCGGCGCACGTGCATCGACGGGGACACGTGGCAAGCCTTCGAGGTTCCGCTTGGCGAAGAAGCCGAGCGCTACCTGGTTCGGGTGCTGCAGGGCGGTGACCTTCGCGCAGAGTATCCGGTGGCGCAGCCGTCGTTTCTCTATGCCATGGCCATGCGTCAAGCTGACCTTCAGCCCGGACCCTACCGGATCGAGGTCGCTCAGGTCTCGTCGCAGTATGGCCCTGGCCCCTATCGGTCGATCGAGCTTTCCAGCTGA